CCTCAGCATCTTTGATATAAGCATTGAAGTCCTGCAACGTATCACCTGAGAACGTAACTGTCTCTTGGTTCGATAGGTCGCAAGCAACGATTACCCAAACCTTTGTAGGCTTTAGTCCGTTAGCTTCTATATCAAAAACAATCTTCTTCACTAGAACTCCTGCTTGTCGTCCGATACAGGGCATGATGTTTCAATCATACGACCAGTATCTTTGTCATAGTACAGGTAACAAGCCGCGCCTGTTAGTCCTGCGTATCTGTTCTTAAGTACACGCACTGTAGTTGTGTTACGTACCTGTGCATCTTGATTCTGTTGGTCACGCTCTAAACCAATCACCATGTCTGATAGCTGTGCGATTGCCGCTGAACCTCGTAACTCAGCCAAGCTAATCTGCCCACCATCTTCATGTGCCTTCCCTGATGGTCTACGTAGGTGTGACACTAAGAACAACCCAACACCTGTCTCTTGAACTAACTGTCGTAGCTTAGTCATGATGCTGTCAATGGCTTTACGTTCGTCACCATTGTCTTGGTCTGACACAACGATACTTAAGTGGTCAAGAATAATCCATTTACAATCAAGACCTTTCGCCATATACCTAATGCGACTTAGTAAGTTATCCTCATTGGTAGAACCCCAATGGTCAAACATATAGATACGTCCTGTGCCTAATGTCTTGTCCCAAAATACCTTCTTATCTTCCCTGCTAAAGTCGCGGCTCAGATGTAGAGTCTGATTTGCCTCGATGCTCATAATCCCTAGAGCAGTCTTAGGTATGTCTTCTTCCAACGCGAGTATGCCGATGTTGTCATCTGTTGCACCTAGTAAGTAGTGTTCCAACTCTCTGACAATCTGTGACTTACCCATACCTGAGCCACTGGTAATCGTAACCAGTTCCTTCTCCCTAAAGCCATAAGTAAACTCATTAAGACACTGCCAAGGATACGGAATGGACTTAACATCTTCCTGAGCAACAATTGACTCCCAAGTATCACTACCTGCAATAATACCATCAGGACGATAAGTTTTAGCATTCCACCACTCCTTTATAAAACCTTGTACGTTGCGTTCCTTCAGCATTTCACCTGCGTCCTTGACAGGTAACTTTACGTTCTTCGCTTTGTTGGGTGTAAATAAATCTAACACCGCACGAGATGCTTCCTGACCCGCATTGTCATTGTCGAAACAGATGACTACGTTCTCGAATGATTCAAGCCATTCCAAGTTCTGCTTGATGTCCTTCACTGCGCCTGATGCACCTGAGCGTATTGACACTACAGCCCACTTACCATCAAACATTTCCGATACCGCTAGGGCATCAGCTTCTCCCTCTACTACTGTTATGTATTTACCACCACCTTTAAACGCTTGCTGACCAAACAGACCTGCGTTATCAAACGTACCGCTTGCATAGAATGATTTACTGCTTACTATGCGTGACTTGTTCCCTGTCTGTGCGCCTGTGTCCTTGTCAAAGTATGGGTAGTGATGCTTGCTTATCTGACCCTCTGTATCGTACTCAACTGTAACGCCAAACTTCTTGCACGTTGCCTCTGAGATACGTCTATCGGGTATTGACGCTACTACTCCAGTCATCTCTAGTTTCCTGTTCGCTTTGGGTTTACTTTCTACAACCTCTCCGTTGCCTCTCTCGTAGTGGTCACAACCGCCTGTAAAACAGACGGCGTGTCCATCGGAGTACCTCGCGAGATTGTTCTTAGAGCCACACGATGGGCATGGCTCATGTTTAACAAAATGCGAGTCAGTCATTAGAAGTCACCACCACCTTCCATAGGCTCTGCGAGTTCAACAACCTTAATAGCTGACAAGTAGGTAGACGTTCCATGTACTGGGTGAGGTTTCCCTTCCGCATACTTAACCCGTACCTTTGAGCCTCTGGTCAATCGACCATTAAACTCATTCCCTTCTGCATCAAACATTGGTACTTCGTACTTGGTACTAAACTTACGTTGTGCTGTACCTTCGTACTCTCGGAGTTTGACACCCTTACTGGCTAGTTTATCTGCATCTTCTGGTTCTAAGGATAAGACCAGTGAATACTTACCAGTTGATTGACCCTGATATTCTTCGTGTTCGTCAAGGTTTGCGAACGCTACGTTACCTTCTAGTACTGCCATAGTAATTTACCTTTGTTAATTAATTAAAGATTACTTAAGTATACTTTAGAATATATCTTTAAAGGTTATAAACTAAAGTACATATGTATAGTATATCATGTTTCCTTTTGCTTTGCAACCTGTTGCTAAATTAATTATTACTCCTAATGATTTCTCTCTCCTCTGCTGTTGCCCAGTTCTCCTCAATAGCCTCGTCTGATGCTGAATGACAAACCGCACATAAGTCTAGGTGTTCGTCTGTCACTCTGTCACGCTTCCTTAGTTCAGCCTCAGTTAATATAACGTCACAGGCTTTACATCTACTCATCTTCAATTTCCTTGTATGGTCTTCCATAGGTTATCACTAGGAATGGTAGTAACACTACGACACCCTCAAAGGGCATCGTGCTGTGTTCCTCCGTTAAGTGGTTGTAAGTCCACACTGGTCTTGAGTCTACAAACTCCAAGTCTATACCCACGCCATTCCTTAGTTCCACTGTTAATAGTTTGTTAAATATACTTGCATTAATCATTACTTTTTGCTCCTAGTCTTGTTTTAACTTCCTGTATTATTTTCTGCATCTCATGCTTGCCTATTGGCGGGTATAGTTTTGCTTCTCTCTCTGCCTCCTCTCTTGCTTCAATTCGTCTTAGTGATGCTTCGTCTTCATCAAAGGGTTTCTCTGTATAGCTTTCATAGTACCCTTTACCCTCACAATAATCACTGTAATCATAACTCCCACAATCATCATATCTACTCATTACTATTTGCTCCTATTTGTTGTGCGTATTCGTAACCCTGAGCGAAACCTTGTTTGTACTGGTCGCTTTCTTCTGGGTCGCAGTTGTATCCGTTTAGCGCGTCATACTCTCCGCGCTCATAGTCTGTTAACTCTTGCCAATACTGTTGCATATTGTACTGTTTGTCTGCTACATCTTCAAGATGCGCTTGTTCCTGATAGTCTTTGCTCATTGTTTTATCTCCCTTTACCGAAACTTGAACGCCTTAAATAATCGCTTAACTTCATAGGTATAAGAGTCCACTCTATAAAATCAGCCGCAGTATATCTATGCCCGTGAACGTAGTCAATTATTTTCCCGTCCTCAATGATAGCTAGATTAGCTGTATACTTATCTCCATTATCATCAGCTCCCCATATTTCTACGTGATACTCATCAGCTACCGCCTGTTTATCTCCATACTTTATCAAAGGTACTGGTATTTCCTGAGTCTTCTCAGCTTCAAGCCAAGCATGATGGCTTAATTGCGGTCTAGTCATTGTCTTATCCTCTCTTTACCAGTTATGTATTACACCTGCTATGATAAACAAACAAGTGACAAAATTCAAGCCTACAATTACACTTCTAACAATCGCAATGTAATCAGCTTCTCGGTCTGTAGCACCTGATTTCTCTCCCAGTGCTTTAACCCATATACGCCATAGTCTAGGCATTGTCCCTCCTTAAACACTCTGATATAGCCTTCTCCTTAGCTAACTCGATATCGTTTGAGTAGTGTATTGTGGCTACCTTAGTGCTCGCGGTAATACCTGTTTTGTATACTTCAAACCACCCTTTACCTTTATCCAGTACCCAATGGTTTGAACCCTCAAATGCTATCTGTTTGATTGAATAACTCATAATAGAAACCTCTAATAAAGCCCACCGTTTCCAGTGGGCTTTCCTATGTTATTGTTTAGCTAGTATTTTGTTTACTCTCTGACAAAATGTTTCTTTTAATTCTGCATCTTGTAAAATCATGTTTACCATTACTATTGCGGGAATACCTGTCTCATTTGCCATTTCAACTGTTACTTGATTTTTAATTTCTAAGTTTGTCATTTCGTGTCACCTGTTTAAGTAAGTTATGCTGCACATTATAACCACTAAAAATAGGTTGTCAATACTTTTTTAAATTATTTTAAATTTATTTTATAACCCCTTACTGGTTAAAGTCTCAACCGCATAATCAAAACTATGTACCGCGTATTTCGCTCTCAGGTCTATTTTCTGCTGTCTCAGCTTTCTAGTAGTATCAGCGCCCCAACCGTATCGCTTGTAGGCTTCATTGTACTTTGCTGATAGCTTTCTTAGCTTATTTCTGTACTCTGAATATTTCATGACATAACCCCTGTAAATACTTGAATAACCGCCATAGCATACAACCCGCCAATGGATACATTCCACAATAGCGCGCGTATCTTATCGCGCTTTTGCTCCCGTTCAAACTGTTTCAA